ATGCTGCATTGGCTGACTACCCTGCTGATGCTATCGTTATGAATACCGCTGACTGGTGGACAATGCGCCTGTCGAAAGACTCTCAAGGCCGTTATTTGCTGGGTGACCCGGGCATGAGCGTACCTCCAACTCTCTACGGTTTGCCAGTTGTTGCATCTAATGCAATGACCGCTGACACTGTGTTGGTTGGTAGTTTGTCTCAAGCTGCTACCTTGCACAATCGCGAAGGCATTGTTGTTGATATGTCAGATTCTGACGAAAACAACTTCCAGTTGAACTTGATTACCTTGCGTGCAGAGCGTCGTTTGGCTTTGACCGTTGAAAAGCCAGCGGCTATCCGCTTCGGCGATTTAACGCCAAGTTGATTTAATAAAACCTTAACGATGTATCTAGGGCATGCAACCCGAAAAGCAGGTTTCCTGACCTGCCTGATACATCAACTAATTCAGGGTGTTTTGCAGGGAATTCACAATGTTAGAAAAAGTAAATGCACGCTATGTTTATGACAAGGAAACTGGGTTAATAACAAGGAAGGTTGATTTTGGGACAAGGTGGAAAGCTGGTCAAATTTGTGGCTCAAAAACGCATCAAGGCTATATTGAATTAAAGATTGATGGCAAAATGTACGGAGCGCACAGAATAGCTTGGATGCTTCACTACCAAACCGAACCGCCTGAGTTTGTTGACCATAAAGACAGAGACGGAACTAATAACCGCATTGATAATTTGAGAGCTGCTACAAAATCGCAAAACGGTGCAAATAGAACAGCTTTAGCAAATAATACATACGGGTTTAAGGGGTGTTATCGTGTTGGTGATAAATGGCGCGTGCAATGCAGGGTGGATAAGAAATTATTTAACCTTGGTTATTTTGAAGACATTGAGAATGCTCGAAAAGCATACAACAAATTTGCAGCTAGCAAGTTTGGTGAATTCTCGGTAAACTCATAAAAGAAAGGTTACTATGCTAGTAAGAATTAAAGGTACTGTGATTACTTCACAATACGGCGCATTGTCAGACGGCACTTTGTTGCGAACAAATGACGCATTCGCAAAACACCTAGTCGAAGATGCATTTGCTGCTGAATATGTGGTAAACAAAGAAGAGCCACTAGCAGTAGTCGAACCAGTCGAACCAACTGAGAAAAAACGCGGTCGCCCCGCTAAGGAATAAACATGGCAGCATACAATAAATTTAATGATTTTTCCGAGCAATTCACGCGTGGCGTACACGATTTTGACGCTCACACATTTAAAGTAGCGCTGACTAATACAGCGCCTACAGCCGCCAATACAATCCTAGCTGATATTACTCAAATATCAGGCACAAACGGATATACAACCGGCGGTACAGCAACAACTATCACGCTAAGCGAAACTACAGGCACGACTACCGTACAAGGTACTCAAGTTGTCTTTACGGCGGCGGGTGGTTCAATGGGGCCCTTTAGATACTACGTTTTGTACAACGATACTGCTACAAGCCCCGCTGATGCTTTAATCGCATGGTTTGACCACGGTTCGGCTGTAACCTTGGCAGATACTGAGACGTTCACGATCAAGTTTAACAACGCCACGCCCGGCACTGTGTTTACGTTAGTCTAATGGCAACAGGTCAAGGCACTGTAACGTTTGATTTTGGGGCAGCGCCTGGTACAAACATCGTCACTACGGCAGTGACGGGGCAGGCAAGTATCGGATCTGGCTCTAAGGTAGAGATTTACATGATGGGTACAGATTCAACGGCTACGCATAACGCATACGAACATGCTTTATTGCCTCTTGACCTTGCGTTATCGTGTGTTGCTATAAGTGCTGGTACTGGGTTTACAGCGCAAGCTGCGACAACGCAAAGATTAACAGGAACAATTCAGGCGCGTTTCGTCTGGGCAGACTAAAAGGAAAATATCATGGCAGGATTTAGAATTGAAGGTAATTCTTCTGGTAATGTAGTAGAAGTAACGGCTGAAAACCGCTTAAAAGTAGAGCTTGAAAGCGACGCATACACAGACCCCATGCTTATCGGTTCAGTCCGTGCTATGGGTGAGGTTGACGGTGGTTTTCTGACTGCATTGCCTTTGTTGCGTCCGTTAGAGGTTGACGCTGACTATCGCGCTCGGGTATCTCAGGACTGTCTATTTGATGAGGAAGTGTTTAACTACACAGCCCAAAATACTGGTAAGCATAACTTTGCAGCTACCACAATGGCGGCTACTTGGACGGCTGGACAGTTCACGACTAACTCGGGTAATATCACCACGATTTCCACAGGTGCGCAGCTTACTACCTATGCGTTTTTCCCATGCACAGGCACAACAACCCTATCGTTAGATTCTGAAATAGCATTTAGCGCCCAACCCGCAACAAATACATTTGTCGAATGGGGTGTTGGTCAAGCTGGTACGCAGTTAATCGCACCTGCTGACGGTGTGTTTTTCCGATTGTCTAGCGCTGGGCTGCAAGGCATATCGTCTTACAACGGTACTGAGACATCTACAGGCGTTTTCCCATTATCAGGCGGCACAGGTACTTGGGTTTACTCAAACAACAAACGCTATCAGTTCATCATCTATCAATCAATGGTAGAGGCGATGTTTTGGGTGAATGATGGCACGGGCGCGGTGGCTATGGGTCGCTTACCTTTGCCAACTGCACAGCCTCGTATGAGTATGGCGGCTGGTGGTCAAGCATTCTTTAAGCATCGTATTGTTGGCGGTGCTGCATCTGGTGCATTGAGTGCATACGTTGGAGCATATAACGTGCGTCAAGGCGGTGTCAACTTTGCGTCAACGCCTAGCGTCTCAGGCTCTCGCACATTGGGCGCGTATCAAGGTCTATCAGGCGGCACAATGGGCAGCTTGGCTACTTTGCCAAACAGTACAGCACCAGTAGCAGCAGTGCCAACAAACACGGCTTTAACGGCTAACTTACCCGCTGGTTTGGGTGGTCAAGGCTTAGTAACTGCACAGGCTACGGCAGTAACTGACTTGATTTTTGCCAGCTATCAAGTGCCAGTAGCTACAGTCAATGCGGCTGGTCGTCGCTTAGTGCTTCGTGGTGTTCGTGTAGATGCTGTCAACACAGGCGCGGCAGTTGCAACCACTTCGACATCAATCCAATTCTCACTGGCTTATGGTCATACAGCGGTATCGTTGGCAACGGCTGAAGCCGCGACAACCAAAGCGCCGCGACGTGTATCACTTGGGTTTATGACTTGGTTGATTGGTATGCAAATTGGTGAAGGTCCTAAAAACGGCATTATTAACTTTGATACGGGTGACGCGCCTATCTTTGTAAATCCGGGCGAATTTGTGCAGCTTGTTGGTACTTTTGTGGTTGGCACGGCGACGGCTTCACAGGCAATTCGCTTTACATGGCAACCACTCTACGGCTGGGAATAAATAAATGTCGTTACTGCTAGCGCTTACGGGTGCGGCTGGTGGTGCTGATACACCTTCAATTGCAGATTCTGGCAGCTATACCTTTACGGGTTTTGCTACAGTTGATGTAGTTAATCGTGTATCTACCGCAAGCGCTGGCAGTTATGTTTTAACGGGGGTTTCTACTGCTGTAAATCAGTCGTATGCAAGCACGGCAGAATCTGGCGCTTATTCACTCACGGGTTTTAGTGCAAGCGCGGCGGTTAGTAAAAATTCAAACGCTAATTCAGGTAGTTATGCGATTACTGGATTCGATACTAGTGCGGTGCAGGTTTATGTATCTAATGCGGTATCTGGTGCATATTCAATCACTGGCTTTTCAGCGTCTGCGGTACAGTCTAAAAACAGCACGGCAAATAGTGGAGCTTACAATTTAACTGGCTTTACTGCTAGTGATTTTGTATCGTATGCAAGTGTAACGGTAGCGGGTTCGTATGCAATATCAGGCTTTGCAGCAACAGCAAGTAAAGCGCATGTATCTGCGACTGTAGCGGGTTCTTACTCGATTACAGGGGTTGCATCTACCGTTGTTATTGCTAGAGGTTCGCAAACTGTATCTGGTTCTTATTCAATAGATGGATTTGCAGCGACTAGCACTTATTCGGGTGCTTCGTTAGTTTCCGATGCAAATAGCGGTAGTTATGCGATTACTGGATTTGCTGCTAGCGGGGTTGTAGCGCGTCAATCTGTTGCTGTATCTGGTGAGTATTCGCTTACTGGGTTTGATTCTAGTGTAACTATTGTTTATAAAGCCAATACGACAGTTGGCAATTATTCGATTGTAGGAAGTTCCGCAAGTGGATTAAAAGAGATTCAATCCGCTACTTTAGAGGGTGGTTTTGAGATAACAGGCGTATCGACTACAGCAATTAAGAGCTATGTTAGTGCGTCATTGATAGGTGAATTTATAATCACTGGATACCCGACTACAGTACCGCCAATGGTGTTATACGGTTCAAGGCATGGACGGAGTCAAATAGATAGTCAAAGACCAACACCATCTAACAATATTCGATACAATAAACAAACAAGTAGGCGCTAAATGGGCATTAAAGTAATTACACCAGTCACTTCACCAGTCATCCCGTTGACTGACTTGAGGCAGCATTTGCGCTTGGATTTATTGGGCGGCTCAACACATCCTGACGATGATTTGATTGAGGGTTATTTAAGCGCCGCTCGGGAATACTGCGAACATTACACACAGCGAAGCATTGGAGCGCAAACGCTTGAACTTGCTTTAGATGAATTTCCTGATGGCCCGATTGAATTACCGCTAGGCGCTGCATCAATCACAAGCGTAAGATATGCCGACGATGCAATGGCGTTGCAAACGGTTGACCCGTCAAATTACACATTAGATGATTATTCGCATCAATCGTGGGCGGTGGCAATTGACGTATGGCCTGATGCTGGTGATTATGCCAATTCGGTTAAAGTTCGTTATGTTACCCCTGCTGAAATCAGTGGAGCGATTAAATCGGCTTTACTTTTATACGTTGGCCATTTATACGAAAACAGAGAACAAGTAACATCTGCACAGATGTTTAGCGTGCCAATGGGTGTTAAATCGTTGCTTGATACTCAAAGGGTTTGGGCATTATGATAGCTGGCAAACTTGATAAACGCTTAGACATTGAACAGCCCGTAACCGTTCAGGACGCTTCAGGAAGCCCTGTGGTTACTTGGTTGCCAGTTGGTACAGTGTGGGCTAGCATAGAGCCAATAAAAGGCCGTGAAGCGCTTACAGCTAATCAGCATTTGGGAGTTATGGATTCGCGCATTAAAATAAGAGCGCATTCTGCTTTGAGTTCAATCAATTCAAAATGGCGGGTTAAATATAACGGCGTTATTTATAACATTGTTTCAGTCGCTCACGTTTCACTAGGAAACCGAGAGATTGAATTGATGTGTTTATCAGGTGCAAACGATGGCTAGTACGCGCGTGGAAATGACGGGGCTAAAAGAGCTAGGAGCGGCGATGTCGCTTTTGAGTTCTGACATTGCCAAGAAAATCGCCTTCGCTGGTGTATTGGCTGGTGCATCCGTCATTAAAAAGCAAGCGGCTAAGACTGCCCACGTAGCGGAAAAAGCATACATTGCACGGCAAAAAAACAAAGACAAAGGCGTGTTGGTTCAGCCGGGCAATGTTGGTAAAAATATCATCAATAAACGCTACAAAGGCGGGTTGACGGCTGAATATATCGTAACGGTTAGAGGTCAACGAAAAGACGGCTATGCGGCTAGGATGGCTAGATTTATTGAGTTTGGAACTGTAAAGCAAACCGCACAGCCATTTTTACGCCCTGCTTTTGAGTCTGAAAAAGAACGCGCAGCGCAGGCCATTAAAGACCGCTTAGAAAAGCGAATCATTAAAGCGAACCAAACAAAATGACAGTTTCCACTGAAATATTCACAGCATTACAAGCGTCTGTAAGTGGTAGATGCTATCCTGACACGTTCATGCAACCTGATGGAAACCTACCAATTTGGCCTGCTATCCGTTATACTGTCATAGGTGGTGAAACTTATGGCGATATTTGCGGAACTGGAGACGGTGCAACAGATACAGCAAGGGTGCAAATTGATATTGTGGCATTAACGCATGCGAGCCGTGAAACTGTTTTAAATAGTGTACGTACTGCGATGATGAATATGACAACACCGACAACGCTACAAAGTTCGCCGCGCAATGAATATGAGAGTGAAACGAAGACTTACAGAGCTGTGCTTGATTACTATGTTCACAGCTAAACGATTTTGCTGAAAAGCGAAAAGCCCACCCATTCAACCGAGTGGGTTTTACATTATTGAAAGGTTATTATCATGATTGGTGCAAGGCTAAAATTTCAAGGCAGCACACTAGCTGTCATTACTGGCTCTACTGGAACGCAAGCCATCACGGGTGCAACTAAAGCAAATCCGTGCGTGCTTACTTGCACAGCGCATACGTTCATCGTTGGTGATGTTGTTCGTATCTCTGGTGTTGTTGGTATGACAGAGTTGAACGGTAACGACTATGTTGTTTCCGCTGTGGCAACAAACACAATCACACTGTTTAGTGTCGATTCAACATCTTACACGACTTACGTGTCTGGTGGTATTGCTGCTAAAGGTACATTTTCTAACTTCTGCGAACTGACTGGCTTTGACCGCTCAGGCGGTGCAAGTGCGGATATTCCAGTATCTACGATTTGCAGCGATGCTGAAGAGTCTGAAGTCGGTTTGAAGAACTACGGCACTTTGAAACTTGATTACAACTTCGCGCCTTCTACCGTTCAAACTGCTTTTGATACAGCACAATCCGCTGGTACGCCTTTGATGGTCAAACGTGTTTTGCCTAAGTCTGCTGGTGCTACCGTTTGGGCTGGTTTGGTATTGGAGCTGGGAGAATCTGCACAGGTCAACGATGTCTGGAAGGGCACAGCATCCATCAAATTGACAGGCGCTGCATTTAACTTTATTCCAGTTTAAAAATGGCAAAGAATCAAGCGATGTCCTTACTTGAAAAAATGCGCGAGAGCGCAAAGCCTAAGCTGAAATCCGTTACGATTGATGGATGGGGAACTGTGCACATTGCGGTTTTAACCGTTGGTGAAATGGACGCTATCAACTCTGATGGCACAGCTTCATCAATGGCGAAAACCTTTGCACGGTTTATCTGTAATCCTGACGGCTCACGCGCTTTCAATTTAGATGACCCTGAACAAATGAAAGTTCTAGAAAGTCAACCGTTCAATAAAGTATCGGTGCTTTTGAAGGCTATCAATGAAATCAATGCAATCTCAATTGAAGGCGTAGACGAAGCAAAAAAAGGCTAACGGTACGGCGTGAATTCCTAATAGACCTTTCCTTTGAGTACGGATGCACACCAGAGGAATTGTCTAACAGGTTGACAAATACTGAGTTTGTAGAGCTTCAGTTATTCGCCAATAAGTACCAACTGCCAAGCCGTCGAAACGAGCTTCTACTGGCGCAAATCTCGCAGTATGTAGCTATGACGATGGGAGGAGCTAAAGCGTCGCCATTGAACGATTACATGCCTTATAGAGAGGCAATCGAAGTGCAAAGCATAGAAGAATTGTCAGTAGAGGAAATCCGCGCAATGTACGAATTTACACCGAGCACATAACTATGGCACTTGGACAACTTGTAGTTAGATTAGGATTAGATGCTACTGACTTTGTGCAGGGCATGTCACGCGCTGAGGCAGAATCGCAGCGGTTAGCTCGGCAAATGGCAAAAGACTTAGAAGGTTCTATAAGAGCCGCTAGTGTCGCCTTTGGTGTTTTGGCTGTGGCTGGTATTGGTGCTTTTAAGGTTATAAGCGATGCTGCAAATTCTATTGCTAAGTTTCAAGACCTCGCTGAAATAACTGGCGATACAGCTGAAAACTTTGCAAGCCTTACAAGGGCTAGCGATGTATCTGGCGTTAGCCTTGATAACGTTGCTGCTGCTAGCGTTAAATTGACCGCCACATTGTCTAAGACGGATGAGGAAGGTGCAGGCGCTGCTCAAGCTATTAAGAATCTAGGTTTAAATTTTAACGAATTTAAAAATCTTGCACCCGCTGACCAATTAGATGCAGTCGCTAAGGCTATGAAAGGCTTTGCTGATGGCGCTGAAAAGACCGCTAATGCTGTAGCATTATTCGGCAAATCAGGCGCACAGTTACTGCCATTTTTAAATGATTTGGCAGATGGGTCAGAAAAGCAAATTACATTAACTAATGAACAGATTAAAGCAGCTAATGATTTTAGCGAAGCTCTAGCAGGCTGGCAAAGTCAAAACAAAACACTGATACAACAAATGGCGGCTGACATGTTGCCTATGATGTCAGAATTGCTTAAATACATTTCAAACACGGGCAGCGAAACAACTGTTTTATCGTCCATCATGGGCGGGTTAAGAACTGTTTTTGAAACGGTTGTAATCCTTGGATCTGATGTTGCT